ATAAGGATCATCATATTCAGTGCCTGTGCTACGTGGATCATCCGCTGCCTCAGCCGGTGAACTAAAAAAGTCTATTACTTTAGGAACATATTCGAGAGCCTTCTTTCCTATATTCTTTACAGTGTCCCAATCCCAATAGGAAGGCACATTAGCTAAAGTCATAATACCTGATCAACCATGGCTTCTTAAAAGTTTGGCATCTTCAGGATTGATATAAGCTAGCGATTCCCCTTCAGGGGCGTGTTTATTAAGCAGCTTTGCTGCTTTTTTTAGTGATAAAATTCCGTCTGATTTTTTCATAATTTAACCAATATATATTAGATGAGCAGGAATTACACCTGTAGAAACTATATTATTACTTTACTTTTGCGCCTTCGTCAATGAATCTTCCATGGTAAGCGTAGTTTCCATGATGGGTAATGTAAGGGTCTGCAGTGGCATAAATTTTCCCTCCAATAGCGCGCCACCGTTTGCAAAAAGCGAAGTCTTCTCCTAAAAAAGTCCCGCTTTCGTTATTAAATTCAGTGTCGAAGAAGTTCCAAAGATACGTGTTCCTCTGCATCTGACCGTTAATCATCTGACTTTGTTTGATCCTCATGTGAGGATATGCTTCAATCATTTTTTCAAACACCCCTCTTTTAATTAACATAAACCCCGCAGGGCCTCTATCTATTTCGCATAATCCGTCTGTAATTTCAATGTTATTTCTGTCTATAAACGCCATGGCATAATAATATCCACACTCTTCGATGGGACGTCCGCTGACTTTAGCGATGCGTCTTGCCTTGTCGTAGTCTACAACTTTCATCGGATAAGGGGTAAGAACAATATCCTTGTCGGCTTTAATCATCGGAACAACAGAACTATGGTCGAACTCTATATCCGAATCAATGAAAAGCATGTGGCTGCAGGGGGATTTTAAAAATTCCGCTACGCACAGATTCCTCCCATGGGTTACAATGGAAGACTGCATAAGGTGTAGGCGTGAAGAGATTCGTAACTTGGCCAAAGTACTGTTGAGTTGTACCAATGATCTTACATAATGGGAAACCAGCCATCCCTGGTTGGGTGTTGCAATAAAAAGATTGAGTCCATCAACAGGAGGACGCACTGGAATCGATCCATCAACCTGATTCTGGTCAAAGAGTTTATCTTCATCTACAATGCTGTCGTAATTAATTTTCATTCAATTCCTTTTTTCTTTAAAGCGTTTTCAAAAAAAGCAGTCCATTCTTTAGCCCGAAGTTTCCAGGCGTAGTAGTGCCTATAATAATTCATCTGCCCCCGGAGACGTTGTTTATAAAACTTGCTTGCTAGATTTTTCTTAAGCTCCTTGATGCCTGATGCAAAATTCTGGCTGAGCCTTGTTGGATCCTTGTCGTAGTTAATATAGTAGCCGAAGTCGGTGCATGTTTCAAACAGCGCACCGAAGTTAGTCACTAGAGCCGCGTTGCCAGCCGCCATGGCCTCGATCGCTGAAATGCACGACGTCTCTTCCCATATCGAAGGATGGGCAAAAACATGGGTATCTTCCATTTTAGAAATCAGGTTTTGATTGTCTATGTATCCATGGTTATGGACATTTTTCAGGGTATCGGCCTGGTCAAAGAGCGGGGTATATATGCTTTTATTTTTTTCATTAAACTGATCCCCATAAATCTGGGTTGAACTGTAAAGATGAAGTTCGATATCCTCCTCTTTAAGAATGTTCATGGCTGCCAGAAGGACATTCAGTCCTCTCCATGGCGTAGAGCAGTAGACAAGTTTAAGGGTGCCTTCTTTATAGAAATTCTTTTCTTTCCATTTAACATCGGGAAGGGCGTTCTTGATAACGATGCATCTTTCGGTTGGTATGTCAAAAAGCATTCTGAACTTCTCGTAGTTCCAGTGGCTGTTGAATACATACCAGTCATACTTGGTGTGATTGTCCTTGTTTCTAAACCAGGGATAAATATTAGGTTGGTCGTAGTTGTTTTTCTGCCATAGGATATTGATCTTGTTCCGATGCAACGGCTTCTTTTCTGGAACCGAGGTAACCAGTGTAATACGTTTCCAATAGTCCTTCGAGACTCGTTTGACTAATTCTTTAAGCTGAAGTTCTGTTCCGCCTTGAGGTCCCATTATTCCAATGGCTTTCCTCCATAAACATCAAGACCCACAGGGACAATAATTTTAACGTCCCTTCTGATATCTTCCGGCTTTGCTTCTTTCGCTTCCTCTTCGTCTTTATAAATTTTTCCTGTTTTCTTGTTGGAAATTTTAGTTTCGGTCTTGCATTTAATTCTTGTAAGATCCATTAAGTTCTGTCCTGTTCTAGAATACTGGCTACTCCTGTAATTTGATTGGCTGCACTGGCCGTAAGTTTTAAAACATCTGCTTCTTCAAGGACCAGTAAATCGTCAGTCAGTAAACTAAACTGTGCAATACTGCTGCTTGTTTTATATCCTATATCGTAATCGGTTGTAGCGCTTGTGTCGGTAAACGCCATGGTCACCGTTACTGAGCTGGCAGTATCATTGAATCCCTGGATAGCCTTAACAATGGCAACCGTTTCACTGGGCACCGTATAAATAGACACCGCATTAGTGGTTGTTAGACTAAAACCTTTGTTGATATATTTATTAGCCATTCTTCTTTTTCCTTATTTTACCTTAACCCATGAATAAAGTAAAGGCTTCATATTCATCGGTTAGTTGTTGTTGATAAGTTGTATTTAATTTTTGAACTACAGATCCAACATTGTCAGCTAGTCCCTGTACATTGATAGGGTCAAACTCAGGACCTATAATGCTCGCTATTACTTCTGCAATTTTTGCCATTATCTTCTTCCTCCTGCATGGATATCCAGTCTAAAAGTTCCCATTCTCCATGTTTGTCCAGCATCTATATTTCCTATTTTAAGGGCAATCTGTCGTCCTCTTTTTCTTGTAAAAATCTGGGTAGTGGAAGTGGTTGTATTATAAGAAGTAGATGATGCAGTGCTACTTGGAAAAAGTTTGGTGTTCAGATAGACTTTAGTGGTTCCTGTCTGTGATCCAAAGTCGGGAATGATCCTACTGATTCGCATCATGTGTTCACCCTCTCCCTGTTCTCCATCAGCTTCTCCAAGATCATAGTCTCCTGATTCTACACTGGCTGCAATGGCGTTTGTAGTTCCATCGGTAAATATTTCGTCCGTTCCTTTCTCCTGTTCCCAGTAGTAACTTGCACCATTAGAAATTCCTACAACCGTTGGATTAGTAGGGGCAACCGCTGTTTTAAATTCTGTTGCATAAGGTTTTGCATATACTCCCTCAATCGTCCATGTTGAACGCGCCAAAGAAGAAGTGTACCAGATAGGTTCCTGAGGTGTAGAAGATAAATAATTATAAGTAACAGATCGATCTACATACTCGGAAGAGGCACTTGGATAAAACCAGGTAATCTCTCCATATAATGCGTTAACGGCTACATGGATCTGTTGGTTGGCAGTTGTGTTGATATCATCGAATACATAATCTTCGACCAGGCACGGCATCGTTTGAACTCTGCTTCCGCTAAATTGAAAAAATCCACTCGGTCCCATCCAGTAAGCGATTCCATCAACTTCTGCTGCAGCGTGTTGACTGGACATTCCACAGTTGGTGCCCACCTGGGTAAAACCAAAAGTAAAAGGCTGTCCTATAAATTTCATGGTATACATCGCTGTATCCGACCAGAGATATATAGCTGTCTTTCCTACAATTCCTCCCAATAGTTTTGAACCGTCAGTTAATCTTTGAGATCCAGCTGTATTGGTTGCTGTCGGAGTCCATACGGTTATGGATTCCTGGTTGGACCATCTTACAAACATATCGTCCTGAGTGTTTGAACTCTGTAAAGTTGTTTCCGATCCAATACAGACTAAATGCCTGTCGGGGACTGAAAGCAGCATGTCTCTTGATGCGGTGGGAACTTGAGTTCCTGTTACAAGTACAGCCCGTACCGATAAATTAGGAATCGAAGGCACCCATTTAAAAATTTTCTTGTTATGGACAAGAGCCAATAGATTCTGGCCATAATTTAATAGTCTCCATTGACCGGGTTCGATTACAATATTGGAAGACGTACTCGCACTTCCAAACCCTACCCAGTTTGTAGCGTCATAAGTTTGAGTCAACGTTGAATGCGCAGCCCTGGTTGATCCATTCGTTCCCCGGGTAATTCCGTTTAAAGTATTTCCTGTAATGCCGGTATAGGTAATAAGTTCGCCTTCGACATAAATTGTGCCGGGATCAGTAAATCCAGTAGCAGATGTTAAATCAATATCAGTTCCACTTCCCCCTGTTCCGTAAGCATCATCCTGTAAAAGTCCATTTAAGGTTGTAGAGGTAAGAGGAATAGTTTGTCCGCCCCAAGTATTCGTACCCCATCCATAGCCGTATCCCTGGGTAAGAGGTCCAACAACATAATAAAATTCTACGTCAACGCTTCCTCCCGAAGCGCTTCCTGATGCTGCACTCCCCATTGTAATTTCTATAGTCGTGGCGCTGGGGACAGCTTTGATTTCAAACTTAATGTCTTCAAAATCAGCATCTACAAATCCCGTTCCACCCGGCACAGTAACATTGTCCAAGAGAATGAGGTCTCCTACTTCAGCTCCATGGCTTCCGCTTGTGATGGTAACGGTTGTTTCAGTATTGACCATTGTTAGGGTGGCACTACTTTCTGTTCGAGTTAAATCGAGGGGTGTAATATCGTAGACGGATCCTTCATAATAAATGTAAAGACATTTATTGGTACCAATTGCAGCATAACGGTTACCTACAAGATCAGTCCATGTATGCTGGTCTCTTCCGGCCCCTATTAATTTGTCGGCTACCAGCTGTTGCCAGCCACCTATTTTTTCAGGAAAACCATAACGAAAACGAGTGTAGTCAGCATTAACCCATTTCCCTTCGGCTCCTGTATCTGATGATTGTTTGTCTAAACCTGGTTTTAATCTGATTTTATGTAGCATATAAAACTCCTGATTCTAGATTATACCAGATTGTAGGGGAATTCAAATATTAAAGGAAGGGGAAAGTGTGGTGGCATTTTCCCCCACCAGTCTTAGTGTATATACTAATTTTTAGGTAATGTAAAGTCTCTATAATATCCTGGTAATCCTAAAAAAGGACGACCATCAAATTTAGTATGCTTACCGCCTTTAGCGGGATTATCTTTACCAGTTACAACTTTCTTTTTAGAATCTTGATTCCAATGTAAAAATACTTGGCAGTAGTCTTCACCTGTGAAGGCTTCTCTCCAGTGTTCACATTCACATCCATGATACATAAGCATATCACCAGGTTTCATGTTTACTGGAATACCGGCTTTACCTGCCCTACCAGTTGGATCTAAATAAATAGGCCATTTAGTACCATCGTCTCCTATGTGCATAGTAGCAGAAATTTCACAGGCATCTCTATCAAAGTGTCTATATAATACATCTCCTTTTTTATAGATACGTGCATAAGCATATGACGGGTTTAATTTATATCCCGATTCCTTTTCCATTTTTTCAGTTAAACCATTGAGTACAGTTTCAAAAGCTATATCTGCATAGTTAGAATAAGTATTAGGTATCATTGGATCATTCCATGTTCCCCATTCTTCTGCAAATTGAGAGATATATCTTTGATCAAATAAAAACCTAGCTACATGCCTTTTATTTTTAAAGTATCGATAAATAAAATTAGCTACTTTTCTTGGAATAGCCTCTCTAATTACTTTAAACTTTGTTTTTTTGAACGACATTTTTTCCTCCTTTCTTTTGTTTTTAACTTTTTTCTTCATTTATCTAAATGGATATCCTAAGTGCCATGTAGGCATAGAATAACGCACTCCTTTCGTTACTGGTTGTACTCGATGTGATACGTGGGAAGGGAAAACAACAATAGTTCCTTTTGCTCCTACTTCTTTTGGTATCAATGTATTTTGTTTTTTAGCTGGATCTAAATTTCCAAAATTAAATTCCAAAGCTCCTCCTTCATAATCTTCAGGATCTGATAAAATTAAAACAGTCGTTATTTTTCTTATTTTTCCATGTGTGTTTGGATTATTGGGGTTATCATAAGGTTTATCCCATGAATCTGCATGCCAACTATAGTGTTGACCTTTTTTATATATTGTAAATTGAGCGGACTCAGAAAAATCCCATTGAAAATTCCAGCCAGCGTTTACATTAGCTGTACGAACATAAGGATGAACCTCTCTATAAATCCACGGCTCATTTAGCCATACTACATCTGAATTTCTTTGCTTGTGAAGTTGTTTAAATCCTTCCTCGGTTTTTGGTACATTGCCTTTTTCATTCCCTGTAATAGCTACTTGGGGTTGTTGGGACAAACCATATTTTTTAATGTTTTCACATATTCTGTCTGGAACAGCTTTTTTAAAAAACCAAAAATAATTAGAAAGAATCATTTCTTTTTATACTCCTTATAAGGAAAAAATACCATGTTTATAATTATTCTATGCGGAATATCTGTTTGTAAAACAGCTGTATGCAAAACATTGTTAGGAAATATAACTAATCGATTGGCTTTACTCTCCACTTTGTCTCCAGTTTCCATTAAAGTATATCCATTATTAGTATTAATATATAATACCGCTATTTTACATTCAGGCCATCCTTTGTTATGAGTATTCTTCATATCTCCGCATGCGTCATGATGCCACCCTCGAATTATATTTGATTTATGAGATGAGGCAACATAGTTTGCTTTTACCCTGAACCATGCACGAGGATTAATAATATTTAAAACAGGATTAATCCACGGAGTATAATTACTCCATG